TTTCTTCAGTCCATTTATCCATTGTAACGTTGGTAACTCTAAATGGACATACTTGATTATACTTATCGATTACTATAAAATTAAACTCTATTACCCACGACTCATCAATTACATCCTTTAGAAATTCCTTAGCTAGCATTTTATATACTGATGCTTGAAGCCAATAGCGCCAGTACTCAATAGACTCAGGAAAGTCACTGATGGATTTACTTAGTGTTTTTAAGTCATTGATTCTTACGGTCTTTGTTTCTACATCTACAACCATATTATCAATGATACCTTTTAACCCAAAGTTATATCCCTCTAGTTTACAAATTATCTCAAGCTCGTTATAGATTCCAAAGCTTGATGTATCATGAACTCTGTCTAACCCAAGTAGTGTTACAATTTTTGGATTTGCTTTAATTGCTTCTGATGCTTTTGTACACTTATCTAGAGTTGATGCATCTATAATATCCCTGCCAGCTTTCTTCTTCAGGAACTCATAGTATTGAATTGATTGATCTGTTAGAATTTTGTCGAGTCTTTTTTCATCACCTGTTTTTTGTACTCCGTCTTTGTCTGCTTTCTTATCATCTACTAGGTTCTGATAAAAATTGGTTTCTCGCATTGCTTCTAATATAACTTCTTTATGATCTTCTAGACCATACTCGCTGTTTCCCGTAACAGCATATACAATGTCAACGATATCTTTTACGTTTGCTGTAGGAAGATTCTCTGCAGCAATAATAAACTTATCATCGAACTGTGCATTATCTAATACTAGATAATGAGTAAGCTTACCTTCTATGAGATGTTGATCTAACCTGATCTCTTTCTCTTTAAGTACATACTCTTTATAGAATATTGATGGTGCGTATAGTAGTCTATTTAAACTACTATAACTGAAATAGAAGGGAGAACTATAAAACTCTCCCTCCTTAATTAACCTTTCATTTAAATCCATATTAATCAAAGTTTACATCAGGATTTGATACTAATATTGAATTGCAAAATTTACCTACAAACTGTGTATGGGTGTCTGCGTAATATACCAATAGTCTTTCCATTGATTCTTTAGTCAACTTGTTGTACTTCTTTAGTAGTCCAGCGATATAATCTACCTCTGAATTTTGTATATGAGTATTCATATACTTTAAATTCTTACCAAAGAAATCCATCATACCTTGGAAATTCTTATGCGTACTTTCTTTTTGTTCTGAAATGAGTCTTAGATTCTTAACGAGGAGTAGATACAGATTGAGAATACTTTCTTCGTAGTTTGAGTTTGCCATCATCTCCATGGCAAGAACAATGTTTCCTTGATCTTTACTGTCGAACATAGCTTGCAGCTCGTTCATTTTCTTATCAGTAATGATTATAGAGTCTTCGTTGATTTGAGATACTAAAGTCTCTTGATACCTTAACTTGGATGTTAGACTTGGTTTTTTCAAAGATAAGAAATTTATTTTATTAAAATACCCTGTCCAAATCCATTTACCAAAATTATTACTTGCAAATTTTATATACTTTTCTAAATCATTTGATGAAATAAGAATATCCATAGAATCTTTACGTTCCTTTAACACTGCTGCTAGATCTGCATATTGATTTGTTAATTCGCTGTCTTTTTTACTATATACGTTTGCAGCATAAGATGTCAAGAATATGTCTAAATACTCATTAAGTTTGGCAAAACTATGGTATGTTACTTCTTGATTTGATAAGCTTGTATAAGATTTACGTCTATTAATTTTATTAATGATAATGTAATCTGCTTTTTCACTTGATCTAGTAACACTTACTCCTTTCTTTTCACATCCCATCTTCAGTTTAAATCTGGGTATTCCTACATCTGGTAATGGATATATAATATCTCCTTCTTTCAATTCGCATTCACGTGTTTTAGAATACTTTACTAGATCTTCATGCTCCACTAAGTATTCCATTTTAAATGTTAATGGAAAACGATGTGTATCATCATACTTTAATACTAATGCTAACTTATACATGTTACTTCATAATTAATTCAGCTACTTCAGGAATGAATGTTAGTTTCTGAAACTTAGCCTTATTACCGTTAAACAATCTTTTTGCAATGATATATTTCAAATCATTGTTAAATACACCATCTGCTTTTATCAGCTCAGTGATTCTATCCAATGTCTTTTGATCAATTGGATTCTTCTCAGCATGGAACAAAGCATAGTTAACTAAACGACTGGTTAACATACTTGCAATATCAGCTCTGTATCCTGAATGATCATACACGCTTTCTCTTATCTCCTCGATAACAGTTTCATGTGCGCCTTCAAGAAGCATGCGCTTAGGATTAATAATCTTGTCTAATCGATTTGCTATAAACTGAGTAAATAAAGTACCTACTTCTACACCTACAGAGCCCTCACCTATTTGTTGGATTAGGCCCAGTTTAGACTCGTAGTTCTCAATTGAATCAAGACAGTCAAAGAATTTAGTTACAGATCTTGCATTAACATTTTCGTTAACTACTTCAGGGTGCATTAATAAAAAGTTGATACATCTACCATCAATCTCATTTGCTTCTGCCCACTCAGCCCAGCGCTCTACACTATACTTAATCTCAGTACTAATGAATCTAGTTCTTTGAGCTGAGTCAATTGAGTTAACGAGATACTTCCCATCATCTGGGTTAGCAGTCAGAATTATATGCCAGTTCTTTGGTAGCTTCCATGAGATATACTCTTGCCTATCTACAAGCTCCATTACTGCCTGAATAAATCTAACATCTGCTCTGTTCCAGTCATCTAGTAGTAATATACCACCACTGTTCTTATCTGCAATCCACTCAGGTGGACAGTAGCTCATTCTCTTTTCACTTGTGAATTGGTATCCTTGCTTAATATATTCATCAACAGCATTCTCGTCTACCCATTTTGCTAGCTTAATACCTGATGCGGCATCTGCTTTAACTAACTTGAATTGTCTAATCGGGAATCCTACTAGATCCCCTAGTTCCTCAATCTGTGCAAGATTAAGCTTTACAAAATGTAGCCCTTCTTCTTGGGCAAGTTGGATTACGGCACTGGTTTTACCCATACCTGATTCACCAACAATTTCTACAGCAATAGGACTCTTGCCCTTCTCTTGGATGTTCTGATTATTCTTAATGATGTATCTTAAGAATTCTTTTAACTCTTTACTTTCTAGTCTAACCTTTCCCATTTGGTGTTCTTTCTTTAATAAATTCTTTAACTCTTGCTGGTACTACTACAGAGAAATTACACTTTGTACAGCACCTACCTTCATCTTTTACTGGTGCAGGATTATGCCCGCCTTGTGTTTGAAATGATTGACCTTCTATTACTAATTCTTCAATCTCATCAAACTCTTCATTACAAATACAACATATCATAGATCTAACTTAATTTGAAATCCAGGTAAGGATTCATTTATTTCACTTGAACTACTTAAGACCCATAATATATTACCTCTTGCATCAATAGGTGCAGGTGCCTCTCCATCTGTAAAATAGATAAGACAACTGATCTTATTAATACGTTCATTATAGTAATCTATTACGGGTTGAAAGCTAGTTCCCCCGCGTCCATGGATCTTGTAGTCTTCCCCAGGTTTGTATTTACCTACATGAGATATCGCAGTATCACATTGTATTATAGTAACATCATTACCTGTTTTATGTATATGATGTATCTCCTGTAGGAACTCGACTAACTCTGACTTAGATACAGATCCTGATGTATCAATTGCTACTAAGATGTGTTTGCGTTGCTTAATCTTAAGACCAGGATTATCCTCATATCTTTTGCTAAGCTTCCTTCTACTCTTCTTAGTATATATCTTAACAGACTTACCTACAAATCTTCTCATATAACCACGCCAGTCAAACTTAGGTGGCGGTATATTCTTGAGTGCTTCTATGATCTGTTTGATTTCACCAGGCAAAGTACCTCTAGACTTTTCTACTTGCTCAGCTACATCTTGTATTATAGCAGAGCTTTGTTCTCTTATTACTTTCTGAGTACCTTCATCTAGGTTTTCTATATCAGACCAATCATGTTCTGTCAATTTAACATTGGTATCATCAGGTAATGTAACATCTAACTCTCCGTTTGCTATAGCATCTTTGATTGTTTGAATTACTTCATCCTGTAGTTCCTTAAGTTTCTCATAGTAATACAGAGTACCTTCTTTCTCTTTGAGATTTAGATGTGGAAATGTACTTGGTAGTAGGCCACCTTTAGGTAGCCATGTAGGATCAATATACTGATTGATCTCGATATCCATTGCCCAGTTTGCAATCATTCTATCCGCCAGATGACTAAAATCTGTTAGATGAAAGAATGCTATGTGCATTAACTCATGTTTTAATAAACCTTTCTTCTGTGCATCATTCAAGCTATCCCAATAATCAGGATTAATTGCAAGACTGAAATTGATACCTGTGACTGTTACACCTGCAGTTTCTAATTGAGTAGTCCATGTTTTATTCATGGCAACTAACAAGAGACCATAGAAAGGTTCTGTGAACATGAGATCTTTAGTAATTTTAGCTAAAGACTCGTCTCTTAAATTCATTACTTTGTTTTATAGAATTTACCTAATATATTATTATTCAGGTAGTGCTCTTTTTCCAGAACCTCATTACAGAATAGAAACTTAGCCTCTTCATACGTAAGCTCCATTTGACTATAGCATATCTTAAGCATCTCTCTTCTAATTGGTATCCCATCTTTATGGGCCTTCTTTAGCACTTCATTACTGCTGTAATATTTATGATAATCTAATTTAGATACTCGCTTATAGTCTTTCTTACGTTTATCTGTTGGTGCAGCTTTCTTTCCAAGTTTTACTTTACGATTGGCGTAAAAGTTTTTCTTACCTATATACATTACTACATCACCATCAATAGCTGTAGTCATACGATACACGAATCCTACGGCACCTTCAGGAATTAATTCGTCGGTGAATTCCTCATCATTATATACCCAAATCATTTAACTAAATCTTTTAACATATTATACAATACAACTTTTACACTCTTTCTTCCATAATCTTTGACAGAATCTGATAAGTCCTTAGACATCTGCAGGTGTAAATACGGTATTCCATACTCATCCTGATATCTTATCATTGACTTTAAACCCGCAGAATCATCGTCCATAATGGTAAATACTTTTACATACTTTGATTTGAGTTCTTCAATGGTATCTTTTGGGATCATTATGTTCTCACTGTCAGGCGCAATGACATCTATATTGCTAAATCCTAGCGATACAAATGCCATTGCATCCTTAAGTGAACTGCATATCATAAGATACTTCTTATGCTTAAGTTGATCTGTACCTTGGATATAATCCTTGATCTTGATAAACTTCTTAGACTTCTGTCCTGGTTGATAGATCTTATAGAGCTCTCCGTCTTTGGTGAAATACCCATAGATACCTTGCTTCTTAATTTGAATAGTTTCTATAGCACCATGTTTATCAGTTCTACTTAGTGTATAACTATCTAATGGTACTACATTATATTCATTAAGTATATCAGAACCTATTCCAAATTGCGTCCAGAATAATGCATCAGCTTTATTCCATGCTCTCTTATTATGACTTGATAGTTTGTATCTACTATGTGGTGAGATTTCTGTATTAATTAATTCTATAGGAATCTCCTCATCATTTATATAATGCTCATAGTCTGATTTGATTTTCATTGCTGCGTCTTTGTATGCTATGGAAAATAGCTCTGATACTAACGCAACGCCATTGCCACCCTTTGAACTTGAGAAATCCTTAAACATGTACTCGCCCTTGTCGTTTACATATAAGCACATCGATGGGGTTTTCTCTGACTTAAATACAGAATTCATCTTAACTGATTGTCCTGTAAGTCTTTCTTTTAGTCCAAGATAGTGTTCAAATATCCATTGAGAAGGAACATCCTCTACAAAAAATACATACTTTCTTGCTACCATATTTGTAAAGAATAAAAAAGGGGAGTATTAGCTCCCCTCTCTTAATGAATCAAGAATTAAATATCGAAGTCTTTTAGATCTTCACTTTGTGTAAAGTCTATATCAACATCAACATCGCTCGTAGGAATATTGTCAATGTCAACATCTTCAGGTTTGAATCCTTCTACTGGTTCAGGATTTACTTTCTTCCAATGTTTATCTTCGTCATACTGAATA